GCGACGAGCCTCGCGTGCAGCAGCAGGTGGTGCCGTTGTCAGCGTGGGACAAGGTGCAGCCGCAAACACCGCGGCCCGAAGCGCCGCCGGCACCACCGCCGGCAGAGGCAACGGAAGACGATGAGGACGAAGAGCGCGACTGGACGGCGCTGGTTTTGCGGAAGCTGGACGATGAGCAACAGGCAGCTTGAGCAGATCGTCGACGGCATTGCCGTTGCCTACAATGCGGAAAGGCAGCGCAATCGCAGTGTCATGGATCTTGCGTTGGAGTCGTTGGAACAGCTCCGCGAGGAGGTGCGCAGCGGCAAAACCAATCTGCAACGCGAAGCGGAGGAGATGCTAGCGGAAATACGCCAGCGGAAGATGGAGCTTCGGGACGGCGAGCCGGGACCGCAGGGCGACAAAGGCGATCCTGGAGAAGCGGCGCCGGACCTGTCGGAGGCTGCGATCAAGGCCGTCCTGGAAAAACTGCGCGAGGATCGGCTCGAGATCGACGAGAGGCTGTTCGCCGCTACCAAGCGGTTTGACCGGCTATCCACTGAGTTTGAGGAGCGGCTGGCAAATCTGAAAGACGGCGAGCCGGGACCGGCTGGGATGCCGGGACCGGCCGGACCGGCCGGCCGCGATGGCGCCACCGGCGAACCGCGCGGCAAATACGATCCCGCTGAGACCTATCAAAAACTGGATCGTGTTTCCTTCAACGGTTCAGAGTGGATCGCCCGCAAGAATGCTCCTGGTCCGCTGCCGGGCGATGGCTGGATGCTCGGTGCAATGGGCAAGAAGGGACGGCCAGGCGTCGGGATCCAGAATGCCGTGGTGAGGGACTACGCGCTGGTGCTGGAGATGACCGACGGCAAGGCGATGACGATCGATTTGCGTGGCATGTTCGAGCGCTACGACCAGGAGCGCGACGCATGAGCTTTACGTTCACCTCGGTCGATCACACGACTTTGCCGACAGCGATGCTTGCGATGACCAAGAAACATCTTCGCGTCGATGTCGACGAGGATGACGAACTCATCACCGAATACCTGGCGTGGGCGATCGACTATGCAGCGAAGTTTTGGGGGCTGCAGATCTTCGGCGCCGAAGTCGACTTCATGCCGGCCGGTGGCGCTGCCACCTATGCATGCCCGGTGCAGCCGGTCAGCGCATTCACGGCGGCCGATGTCGGTGGCGATGTCTCGGCCGACTATCTGCTGGAAAGCGCCAGCCTGACCGAGCCGGCATGGCTGGTCAGGGTCGATGGGGATGTGTTCCCGGCCGATGTCACGTTCAGCCTCACCGCTGGCTATACGGCGCTGGCCGATATGAACCCTGCCATGCGGGGCGGCATCCTGCGCATTGCCGCGACGATGTACGAGCATCGCGAAACGGTCACCACGGAGTCGGTCGACCAGGTGCCGTACTGGCTGACCGATATGCTATCGGGGTTGTGGGTTCCGAGGGCCTAGATGGATGATCGGCCAACGATCATAAGGCGCGAGATATCCGGCGGCGGCCAGTCCGATCAGGTCGCCGTGTGGTCGACGAGCCGGACGCTCGGCGGCACTGACGATCTGTTGTTCGACGGCAAGCGGCTGTTGGTAAAGGACAAGCCGCTGGTTCCCGATGCGCCGAAGGACGGCGCCCTGCACGCGCGCCGCAATGGCAAGTGGGAAGCATTCCAGCCAGGTGGCGGTGGTGGTGGCGGAACGGGTAGCGGCGAAGGCGGCGGCGAAACAGGGCCGCAAGGGCCAGAAGGTCCGATGGGTCCAGCCGGGTCGCAAGGCGAACCGGGGCCGGAGGGTCCAGCCGGACCGCAGGGCGAAGATGGTGCAACGGGTCCGGAAGGCCCAGCCGGGCCGCAGGGCGACACCGGCCTTACGGGATCCATAGGGCCGGCCGGGCCGCAGGGCATTCCCGGCGTCACATTTCCCGATGCGCCGGTCGACAGCAAGCAATATGCCCGCCGCGACGGCGCCTGGACCGAGGTTGTGGCGTTCACTTCGTCGGCGGTGCATGAATACATGCTCAATGCCACGACGTCGGCGCCGCCATCGGCCGGCACGGTGCGTGCCAACAATGCGACGCCGTCAGCCGTCACCACGATCTGGATCAATTACACGAACTATGACGGAGTCGACGCCAAGACCTATTTTGCCCAGCGCGTCAAAGTGGGCGACGTGTTCTATTTCCAGGATCGTGACGACGCCACCAAATGGCAGCTCTATGAACTGAACGCCGCCTTCACCGACAGCGGCACCTACGCGACGATGCCCGTCACCTGGCGCGCCGGGGGCACCGCAATCGGGGCGGCGCGCATCATTGTTTCCCGGGAAGGCGCGAGCGTTTCAAGCCCGATCGGCGAGGCGCCTACCGATGGCCAGCGCTATGCACGCGCCAGCGGAAACTGGACGGCAATTCCCAAAATGACCGTGGCGTCCTCTGCACCCTCGTCGCCGGCCGTTAACGATATCTGGATCGATACGACATGAACCGCCAGGCCAGGCCGACGCTGACGAGCGTCGACAACCCCTATTTCTCGGCCGACCATCCGGAAAGCAAAACCAATCCGCGCGTGGTCGAGGCGGTTGTCAATCTCAGGGAATGGTCGGTCGCCAGCCTGGCCGCGCATGGCGTTCTCGACGAGGAGCAGGTCGCGGCGGCGCAGCGGTTTAACAATTCATGGCAGACCGTTCAAAGCCTGGGATCGGCCGCGGCGGGCTTTGGCATGTTCATTGACAGCGGCTTGCGCCGATCGACGTTTGCCGAGCGGCGGCTGAAGGCGGCGACGGATCTCAGGCATTGCCGGATACTGCTCGGCGAGCACGGCTATTCGCTGGTCGGCCGGGTCTGCGGCGACGGCTTCCACATCCGCGACATGTACCAGGCGCGGCGGGAGCGGGACACGGCATCGGACATGCTGAAATTATACCTGACCCAGCTTGCGGCGATGTGGCGTTGACTATGCGCACGTCCGCGCGCTTAATGGTGCATTCCCCAAATTTGTGAACAGCTATGAAGGTCATCGGCGCCCGTGAGTCCGCCCGCGCGCTGCGCGAGCTATCCAAGTATGTCAGCACGCCGCTCAACGCCACGTCGCGTTTTGCGCTGCAGCCGACGCTGACGGCGGCGCGCCGCAATGTTCGGAAGCTCGATCTTAAGGACACCACCGACACGCTGGCCGCTTCGCTGACCATCAAGCGAAAGGACTCACCAAAGTATGGTCCTGTTCATCAGGTCGGGCCGGCCACGCTCGCCATGCGGGACGGCCGTAGACCGGTCAGGTATGCCCACCTGATCGAATTTGGCACCGCGCCGCACTTCCAGCCCGGCCGCGGCGTGACGCATCCTGGCAGCGCTCCCAAGCCGTTCCTGACGCCGGCCTATTACCAGACGCGCGACGAAGTGGTGAAACGGTTTGGCGTCAGGATCGGACCCGAGATGGAAAAGCGGGCGGCCAAGCTCAACAAGAAGCCCACGTGATGCCGGACGATCTTCCTTCGATCGGGCAGCTCGATCGACGCATCGTGCTGCAGCACAACACGCCGTCCGGCAGCAACGACTACAACGAGCCGGTCGACAGCTGGGCCACCTACGGCGAGGTTTGGGCGATGCTCGAGTTCCACCGCTCGACCGAGAGCGAGGCGGCGGCGCGGGAGTTCGCCGACTTTGGCGCTTACTTCACCATCCGGCATCGCACCGACGTGCTGGCCGAGGATCGCATTGTCTACGAAAGCAACATCTACGAGATCATCGGGCGGCCGCGCGAGCTAGGCCGGCGGCAATATCTCAAGGTGCAGGCGAGGTTGGTCGAATGATCACCGCCGTTTCGCTCGCCATCAAGGCGCTGTCGGCCGCGTCGTCAGTGACTGCCATCACCTCGACGCGCATCTACGTCTCGCCGCTGCCGCAAGGCACGGCGCTGCCGGCCATTGCGGTTGCGCTGTCGGCCGAGGATGAGGCGATGCTGCTCGCCGGTTCGTCGCAATATCCGGAATCATCGGTACAGATCCACTGCCTGGCGGCCAAGGGATCGGCAGCGCTCGACCTCGGCGAGACGGTCAAGATCGCGCTTCGGGATCTGCTGTTCACGTCGGGATCGATCAAGGCGTCCTTCACCAAGGAAGCCGTCGACTTCCAGGACTGGGCCGACGACCAATCATCCGCCCGCCGCGTCATGTCGTTCAGCGTCCGCTGGCGCTGATTGTTTTAACCTGAAGGAGCATACCCATGCCTGCCACTACCGGCTTTACCAGCATAGGCGCCCAGCTCAAGCTAGGCGACGGCGCCGATCCCGAGGTGTTTACGCACATCGGCAATACGACGAACTTCGGCCTTGAGCAGTCGGCCGACCAGGTCGACGCCACGCACCTGATGTCGACGTCCGGCTATCGGGAATACAAGCAGGGCTATAAGACCGCGACGGTGTCCTTTGAAGGCCACTTCGATCCTGACAGCCCGCAGCAGTCACCGCCTGACGGCATCCTCG